TGAGCGCCAGCATCTATCCAGTTGTACACGGTCTGGCGACTGGCGTTCATCTTCTTGGCAAATGTAGCAACACTCTGATGTTCGTTCTTTATTAAGTCGATTGTTAATTCGACGGGTTCGTGGTTATTCATAAATTCCAATACTTTAAGTTAGGGAACCTCAGCCCTGTTAAGGGCTTGACTGGGTTAAACCTTCGTCGGTTTACATGGTGATAGTTCAATGGTTTTGAAGATGTAGTCCTTCCACTTCATCCACCAATCAAGCGCATCATCATCCATTAAGTTAATAGCCTTATCGCTAAACTGCTTCCATTCTTCAATGCTGTGTCGTTGGCAGCCAATTTGCAGAACTTTATCTGTGTATGTGATAGACCACATTTCAAGTTGCAGGCTCTTAATATGACACATATTACCCACTACACCGATCAGGTTTGCACCGCTTAGGTTTGCACCGCTTAGGTCTGCACCGCTTAGGTCTGTACGACGCAGGTTTGCACCGCTTAGGTTTGCACCGCTTAGGTTTGCACCGCTTAGGTTTGCACCGCTTAGGTTTGCACCGCTTAGGTCTGCACCGCTTAGGTTTGCATCGCGTAGGTTTGCATCGCGTAGGTCTGCATCGCTTAGGTCTGCATCGCTTAGGTCTGCATCGCGTAGGTCTGCACGCTCACCGACTTCAACGTTGTTCAACCACTTAACATGATTCTGTAGGACGTTGTTCAATTCTTCTTGTGTGTACTTTTTCATGGTGTTATTCCTTAATACTTTTTAAAACGTCATGAGCGTCTAATTCCATACCATGATTTAAGGTATGATCAACGCCTTTAATTTCTACAGTCATTTTCTCACCATACACACCGTGTAAATCGCTACATTCATCACAATCAAAATGCAATATGGCATTGTACTTTTTCAAAAGCTCATATAGTTCAGTTTTAAAATTTTCAACGTTATTACTCATGGTGTTACTCCTGCTATATATTGCGTCTTTGTATCGGTGGCGTGGTTCATCGTCTCTATTGCGTCGATGAGGCCGTGGGCGGTTGTTAATATGGCTAGTATCGTTAGGGCTTTGATCATTTTTAATAATCCTAAACTGAAATAATGCAAAGTAAGGCCGTGCAGATACACGGCGTGATAATGTAGGTGAATATCATTTAATCGGTGTAACCATGTACTTCTTATTGTGTGCGCTCACCGGTACCAGCTCGTAAATGTCCACACCGGAAAGAGCGCGCCCATTGATTTCCTTAATACAGTTAATCTCGAAACCAATGACGTTCAAGATACGGCGCATACATCCAAAGCCGCACGCACCGTCTACATAAGCCGTCTTAGCCTCACGCTTCCAATACAGACCATAGAAGGCGTGATCCTTCATTGACTGGACCGGTGACTTAATGGAAGCATCGCGGAAGCGCTTAGCCAACTTGTCTAACTCAGGTTGAAAGTGAGTCATTAGGAACTCACCAAGGCATTTACCAGTGCGGTCGTAACCTGTGCCGGTAGCATGTGTGATCTTAGTATCGTTACGGTCCAGCAGGGCAACGCTACCGTTACCACGACATGTCCACTTGAACTGTAGCGGGGTTAGATTGCGGTTCTGATTCAGGAATGCTTGCTGAGCTGCTTTTGTTAATAGTGTGTTCATACTGTTCTCGCTGTGTTGTTTGTTTTGATGAGTGCAGTATCGTCCATCTGATTTGACATGTCCAGAACTTTTTACAGTTAATATTGGTCAATATGCGCCTACTTTCACCGGTATAATGTTGTGGCTCGTGTATAAATGAAGAATGACACCAATCGAGGTATGTACAGAGGCGCAAAATGTCTTCTGTACATTCTCTGTACATGTTTGTGATGAAATGCGTCATTTTATAAATGTTGCGAGAAATGGCGGTGAAATGCGTGAGACTGTTGTACCAAATGTGCTGGATTGTGACAGTGTTGCGGGAAATGGCGGCGAACGGTCGCAATTGGTTAAAAAGTATACGAATGTGCTGAAAAATGTTGTACAGATATGTACAGAGAATGTACACTTTCTCTGTACAAGCTACAGGCCGCATGAGCCGTGGGCTGTAGAGGTTTTTGGAAATTCTGCGCCAAAACGTCTGTACAATAGGTCCTGCTTAGTCTCCCAAGGGCTACAGAGGAGGTTGTACAGATAGCGGATTTTTTGGGGGGTTAGCAAGTTAAGATTAAAGCATATAGGTAAAATCAGGATTTACGGTGTTTCGCGGCTTCTCTGTACAAGTGATGCGAGCGGTGTAAATGCGGTGAAATGCGTGAAACATGTGTACCATGTTGCATAATAGCAGAAGTTGACATTTCAATCGCTGTGTGGTTGATACGGTGGGTAATGGGCGATACAATTTCCAAAAACATTACAGGGTGGACGAACCATGGGTCGCAAGTTTGAAGTGAAAGACTTCATCGGTATTGATATACACGCGAAGCACTTTAACTTTGCGATTGAATACAGCAAAGACTTTAATGCACGTCGTGCGGCTGCTGTGTGCGGCTATGCGCCGGAATCAGGTTATACATTGTCAGAACGTGAAGACGTGCAGACCGTTCTATCGGTGATAGCGTCAAAGCGTCTGGAGTCGTCGCACATCGACGCTGAGTGGGTACTCATGGAAGCGGTAGATAATCATTTGATTGCGAGGCAGAGCGATAACATAACCGCCAGCAATACAGCACTGAATCTGATTGCGAAACATACCATGGTGGATGCATTGGCAAGTGATAAGCTGAACCTCAATGTACAGGGTGATAAAGAGATCCGCGATAGACTCATGAGAGCGCGTCACAGAGTAGGAGGCGCTGAACCTACACCAATACACCAAGAATCAGAGAACGGTCCGCAGCAGGGCAGCAGTGGAGCCTCAGGCACCGATTCAACCAATGACGTGAGCTTTTTTTAATGAATCCATTGAATCAGGCTATGCACATTGCACCGCAGAATGACTTCTTCGAACCTGGTCAAATGGATATTGTGCTGGCGGATGAATGCGCACGTTTCCATCATGATCCGCTGGGCTGGGTAATGTGGGCGTTTGACTGGGGCTACGGTGAGCTTGAAGGCTTCGACGGTCCTGATACATGGCAGATAGAATTCCTCAGTCAGTGGGGTGAATCACTACGCAATAATCCATTCGACGGTGTGACACCTAAAGACCCATACAGGGACGCCACTGCATCCGGTCACGGTATCGGTAAATCGGCAATCAGTTCATGGATTATTCTGTTCATCATGAGCACACGACCTTATTCGAAAGGCATCGTTACTGCGAATACAGGGGACCAACTGCGCACTAAAACATGGGGTGAGTTGGGTAAATGGAAGTCTCGTTGCATCGTGGGTCACTGGTTCGAGTACAACAATGGTAAAGGCTCCATGAATCTCTATCACAAGTCATGGCCTGAATCATGGCGTGTGGATGCGCAAACCTGTAGAGAAGAGAACAGCGAAGCATTCGCTGGACTGCATGCGGCAAACTCAACACCATTCTACTTATTCGATGAAGCATCAGCAGTGCCCGATAAGATCTGGGAAGTTGCGGAAGGTGGTCTGACGGATGGTGAACCGATGTTCTTCGTATTCGGTAATCCGACACGTAACACGGGTAAATTCCGTGACTGTTTCACACGACAGAAGCATCGGTGGAACACCAGACAGGTAGACAGTCGCACGGCCAAAATGACGAACAAAACGCTGATTGAAGAATGGCGGAATGACTGGGGTGAGGACTCCGACTTCTTCAGGGTGCGTGTGTTGGGACGTTTTCCACGTGCAGGTGATATGCAGTTCATCGGCACAGATATGTGCTTTGATGCAATGAAGCGCAATGCCGGTCGTTACCTTGGTACAGATCCTTTAATCTGCGGTGTTGATCTGGCACGCGGCGGCGATGACAACTGTTTTATCTCATTCAGGCGTGGACAGGATGCTAAGTCAGAAAAGACGTACAGAATACCGGGCGAGAACTCACGTGATTCAATGAAGGTTGTGAGTAAGTTAACCATGCTGTTTGATCGACATAAGCCGGACGTGATCTTTGTCGATGTCGGTGCAATGGGTGGACCCATCGGTGATAGGCTGCGTCAGTTGGGTTATCACGTTGTGGATATTGGCTTCGGGTGGAAAGCTGACAATGAGAAGGAATACGCGAACAAGGCTTCTGAGATGTGGGGTCGTATGCGTCAGTGGATCATACGCGGTGGATCAATTCCTGATGAATCTGAATTAGAACAAGAACTCACCGCACGTGAATACCAACATGACGCGAAAGACCGCATCATGATTGAACCTAAGAAAGAAATGAAGAAGCGTATAGGTCATTCGCCCGACTGGGCTGATGCATTGGCGCTGACATTTGCGCAAGAAGTACCGTCTAGGGTGTTACCGCGTGGACACTTGGATAAAGCACCAGGTGCACGGGTGAAACAGATAGAACATGACCCGCTTGCAGACATGTAGCGGTGTGATACACTCTCAATTAATTTGTCAAGTCTAATAACAAACAGGACTGATTTAATGTGCATGAGTTCACCGCGGGCACCATCGCCGCCGCCTAAATTACCTGAAGCGCCGACGCCACCAGACGCCAGTGCATCACAAGCATCACAGACCGACCGTCGTCGTGGTCAGGGTGTTGCATCCACCATCTTAACCAGTCCCCGCGGTGTAACAGACACAGCGTCCGGCACCGGTGCGGCTAAGACACTGCTAGGTAGCTGATATGTCAACAGGCGCAGTGTTACTGGATACAACGCGATACGTCAGGATTAATAAAGGATTGAACCCGCTGTTATTACAGGCGTCGCGTGACACAGTGCGTATTGTGTTCAGTGAGTTTAGACCTTCGTTAGGTAATGATGCGTTTCATTCACTCGGTGGAGCAGATGAACCGTTGCAACTTCCATACATTGATACAAATGTATGGGCGTTGGCGATGACGAATACGAGTAGTCTAATTGTGACAGAGTTCACGCAATCAGCTATAAGTGAACTACCTAAAACTGCATTCGGTGAGTTATCCGTAGCCGAACCTACACCGATTATGCAGATCTCAGCTCAATATGGCCTCACTGACGAGGTGATGACGATAGTCGATAATGGTGCAACTACATTCAACGGCGATAGTTTATTCAATGTGAGTACTGGAACAGACCCATTAGGGTTGGCATCATTGAATACAAAAAAACAACTAGCATATAAACCTGGTCAAGGTGCTTTAGCTAGATTTACTTCCATATTCTCAACAGGTGTACCCGACAGTTTGCAAGCTGCCGGTTTAATAAACTCAGAAGATGCATTCGCATTTGGATACCTCGGTGACACGTTCGGTATTATTTATTCACGCGGTGGTAAAACAGAGCATCAGGAGTTGACGGTATCCAGTGCTGCCACCGGTAGCGAGACCGCAAATGTAACGGTTAACGGTGTGGTGTATTCGGTACCACTAACGGCAGGTACAACGAATCACAATGCACAAGAAATAGCCGCCAGCTTAACAACACAAGTACCTAACTTTTTATTCTCAGCGAATAATAATGTAGTTTCGTCTATGGATTTGTTACCTGTACCGAATGTCATTTATGCATTTACAAGTACAACGGCTGTTGCTGCATGGGAGCAACAGCAAGCCGGTGTAGAACCTGTGATAACGTTAATACCTCAAACAACGTGGAACCGAAACACGGTTCAATGGTTGGACCCTACGAAAGGGAACGTGTATTCAATATCTATTCAATATCTGGGTTTCGGTAATATTCAGTTCTACGTTGAAGATGAGATACACGGCGGACCTGTATTGGTGCATCAAATAGAATATGCTAATAAAAATGTAATACCAAGTGTAGGTAATCCCACATTCAGAATAGGCTGGCTGGCTAGGAATTTAGGTAACAATACAGACCTAATAGTGAGCGGTGCATCTGCCGCCGGTTTCGTGGAAGGTGATAATGTAATAGACACATTACCGCGTGCTGTTGAATCTGTAACGACTGATATTGGTACAACTCAAACCAACGTCATCACTATCAGGAATCGGTTTCATTTCGGTGATAAGATTAATAGGGCTGATATAGTTCCATTAATGTTATCAATGGGGACTGAGGGGAATAAAGGTGCGTTTTTTCGCCTAGTTGCTAATGCTGAATTTAACGGCGATGTAAATTTCAATTATATTGACGAAGCTAATTCGGTTGCAGAAGTGTCAACTGACACTGTTGAATTAGTACCCGATTCAGGTAGATTCATTGCGTCATTCCTGGTGACTCAACAAGGTAGAGTTGTAAGCTCTAATGATTTTAAAACACGAATATTCCCAGATGATCAGCTTACACTGTCGGCATCTGTAACAGCTACACCGGCGGCAGTTATGACGGGCGCAGCCGTGTGGCAAGAGGAGCTATAAATGTCAAACGATCAGACTGAAATAGATAAATATAATAAACGACTTGAGTCGATGAAGTCTGAACGTTCAACGTTCATCAGTCTTTACCGTGATCTGTCAGACTATCACCTATCATATCGTGGTCGTTTTCTAACGTCTGACCGTAATAAGGGTTATCGACGTAACACGAAGCAATTCAATAACAAATCACGAATGGCGGTTCGTACATTGGCGTCAGGTATGATGTCAGGTATTACGTCGCCAGCACGCCCATGGTTTCAACTGGGTACCGGTGATGCTGACTTGAATGAATCAGCCGCCGTGAAGCGATGGCTTCATGATGTTCAGTCCACTATGTACCGTGTGTTCAGTCAGTCGAATCTCTATAACTCATTACATGCTATCTATTCTGAACTGGGTGTATTCGGTACTGGCGCCATGGGTGTATTCACTGATTTTGAAAACGTGATTCATTGTGTCCCTTATACAGTGGGTGCTTACGTCATTGCGCAGAACGGTAAGAATCAGGTAGATACGTTCTACCGTGAGTATGAGTTGACCGTATCTCAACTGGTGAAAGAATTCGGGTTGAAGAATTGTAGCCAACATGTACAGGAGCTTTGGCGCACGGGTAAAACTGAATCATGGATACAGGTTGTTCATGCGGTTGAACCTAATGATAACCGTGACCAGATGTCACCATTAGCCAGCGAGAAGTCTGTGCGTTCTGTTTACTACGAGAAGCCTTCAGCACAGTCACGTGGAATGCGTAATGAGAATGGCGCCTTTCTGCGTAGATCAGGTTTTGATGATTTCCCAATCATGGTACCGCGTTGGAACCTAACCGGTGAAGACATCTACGGTACGGATTGCCCAGGTATGGATGCATTGGGTGACACCAAGGCGTTACAGCTGGGTGAGAAGCGTAAATATCAAGCGTTGGATAAAGTAGTGAGTCCACCGCTACAGGGTCCGTCCACCATGCGAGAGCAGATTAGTAACGGTGGGTTAGCACCGAATGAGATTGTCTGGACAAGTAATACAACCGACAAGTTGTCACCGATTTACGATTACCGTCCTGATCTGAACGCAATGATGGCAATTAATAACGAATCAGAACAGCGTGTGTCACGTGCATTCTATGAAGACTTGTTCTTGATGATTGCCAATTCAGACCGTCGTCAGGTTACAGCTCGTGAGATTGCAGAGAAGCAGGAAGAGAAGCTTCTGATGCTGGGTCCAGTACTTGAGCGACTTCATACTGAATTACTTGATCCATTAATAGACCGTACATTCAACATCCTTCAACGTGCTGGCGTACTACCTCCGCCGCCGATTGAGCTACAAGACAAAGAGTTGCGTGTCGAATATGTATCAGTGTTGGCGCAAGCACAACGTATGGTAGGTGTTGGCGCCATTGAGCGCACTGTTGGTTTCGCTGCGAACCTTGCAGGTATGTGGCCTGAAGCGCGTCATAAGATCGACGCAGCACAAGCGGTGGATGAATTCGCACAAGCGATGGGTATTAACCCAAGCATCGTTCGATCTGATGATGAAGTTGAAGCAGCTAATGCACAGGATGCTCAGAATGCAGCACGAGCGGCGGCAGCGGAGCAGGGTCAACAGTTGGCGGATACTGCGAAGACAGTTTCAGAAACGAGTGTTCAAGAAGGTAACGCTCTTAATACATTACTTGAGAACTCAGGGTTAGCGTAAATGGATCAACAAATCATCAATAAAGATAACTGCATTCAGATGATGAGATCACCACAAGCACGTTCATTCATTTATCAGTATTTAAACAGTGTCAATGCTTTTGTTGACACTTTTAATCCTGATCCGTACATTCATGCTAGAACTGCTGGAATGCGTGCGGCAGGTTTGGTGATGACCCAAATGTTAAAAGAGTACGCACCTGAAGAATATAATTTAATGATACGGGAACAACATAAATGAGTGATGACGTTGATGTAGCACCTGCTGAAACAGATGCTGGCACTAATAATGATTCGTTACTGACCGGTGATAATGTGGATGAATCCACAACAACGGGTGACGAATCTAACGAATCCACATCAGAAGGTGAAGGCTCTAATCCAGAAGGTGAAGGCTCTAATCCAGAAGGTGAGGTTAGCGATAAGTCCGACGAACCACTGACTGTCGAATCATTCACTGCACCGGAAGGTATGGAGCTTGATCAAGGCCTGATGAACGAAGTATTACCTTTGTTCAACGAAGCAGGACTTAGTAAAGAACAGTCACAAAAGTTAGTCGATGCTTACGCTGGTAAAATCCAAGCGGTCGAGCAGGCTCGGTTGGATACATTCACTCAACAGAAGAAGGAATGGGTTGAACAGTCCAAGACCGACTCTGAGTTCGGCGGTGATAGTTTCAATGAAAATATCGCAGCAGCTAAGAGCGCAATGGATAAATTCGGCACACCGGAACTTACGAAGTTGATGGATGATTTTGGAGTGGGGAATCACCCTGAAATGATTCGTTTCATGGTGCGTGTGGGTCGTCAGACTCAGGAAGATGTGCCAGGTGGCGGTACTCCACAAAGCGACGGTAAAACTGCCGTTGATGTTCTTTATCCAACTCAATCTTAATAATAAGAGGAAATTGCTATGGCCGTTTTAGGCAATACAATGATTGATCTAATCGACAAATACAGTCGTGAAGATCCGAACGGACAGGTGGTGAAAATCATCGAAATGCTTGCACAGGTTAACCCTGTGTTAGATGACGCCATCATGATGGAATGTAATAAGGGTACAACCCACATGCATACCGTCCGTACCGGTTTACCTGCTGTAACATGGGGTAAGCTTTACAAAGGTATCCAACAGTCCAAGTCTAAGACCGCACAGGTTGAAGACACCACAGGTTTCGTAGAAGGTTTGAGTACAGTTGATACTCGACTACTTGACTTAGGTAATGAAGGTGCGATTCGCCTAAGTGAAGCACAGTCTTACCTTGAAGCCATGTCGCAGGAAGTAGCGACTAAACTATTCTACGGTAATACCGCTGATGATCCTGAAGAGTTCTTAGGCTTTGCACCGCGTTTCAATGACAAGTCTGCACCGAACGGTGGTCAGATCATCGACGCAGGTGGTACGGGTTCTGATAACACGTCTATATGGTTCGTATCATGGGGTGATAACCAATGCTCCATGTTGTATCCGAAAGGTTCTCAAGCCGGTGTACAGCGTAAAGACATGGGTGAGCAGCGTGTCACTGATGGCGACGGTGAAGCGTACTATGCCAAAGAAGAGAAGTTCACTTGGCACGCAGGTCTTGCTGTTAAAGATTGGCGCTATGTGTCTCGTGTCGCAAACATCGACGTGAGTGATATGGCGGCTGGTTCTGTGAAGCTTTACGACTTCATGCGTAAAGCATACTACAAACTGCAAACTCGACGTGTACCAGGTGGTAAACTAGCCATCTACTGTAACCGCGATGTACTTGAAGCATTGGATGCTTTGGCTACGAACGCAGGTGCAAGTGATAGTTTTGTTCGTCTGAAGCCGATGGAAATCGAAGGTAAGGAGGTAATGACTTACCGTGGTATCCCAATCCGCGAAACAGATGCGTTGATCAACACTGAGGCACAAGTGGTTTAATACCACTTGTCCACTAACAGAAGGATAAAATTATGATCTTATCTCAACAATTGTTATTCAGTGATGATCAAGCCGTCACTGCTACAGCAATCTCAACAAACGTGGTTGACCTAGGTGTACCGGGTACACCATACGGTGCAGTCGCACCGATTAATCAAGATGTGGGTAAGGGCACTCCTGTACCGATTTTGATTCAAGTGACTGAAGATTTTGATAATCTTACGTCGTTGGAAGTCACCATTGAAACCGGTGATAGTGCAGCCCTCGGTGATGCGCGTGTATCTGAAACTATCTTGCTAGCTAACTTAGTGGCAGGTAAGCAGACGTGCATCCAGGTTCTACCGAACTGCATTAATAAGCGTTATCTCGGTGTACGTTACACTGTGACGGGTACTGCACCGACGACTGGTAAGATTACAGCGAGCATCACTGCTGGTAATCAGACTAACTTCACTGGTTAATCGACCACGAATCAGGGACTTAACGGTCCCTGATTCCCACATTGAGGGATAACAAATGCCACAATATAAAGTTAAAAGTATTGGGTTTTATGACGGTAAGCTTTATGACCCTGAGGGTAAGCGTAAAGTGTTAAACACTGTTAAGCCGTTCCCAAAAGGTAAGACCCCATCTTGGTTGGAACCATTAAGTGCAACTAAGAAGCCTGTCAAGAAGCCTACTAAACCTGTAACATCACCTGAACCAGATTTCGGTGCGAGTTCGACCGTAGAAACAGTTTAGGAATGGGTGACTTATGGCTTCAGAAGTTGATATTTGCAATATAGCACTTTCGAATATTCGCGCTAAGACGATCAACTCGTTGAATGAGAACAGTCTACAAGCTCAAAATTGTAAGCTGTTTTATCCAATACTGAGGGATCAGCTTTTAGAAGACACACCGTGGCAGTTTGCACATAAATCGAAGCCATTAAGTCTCACCACATTAGTGAACTTCAATTGGAGGTATGTCTATCAGTACCCGATTGATTGCATTCGTATCAATAAACTGATGATTGATTACGAAGGTATCCGTGATGAAACCTTCGGTAGTACTCGTAAAGTTCAATATGAAGTGATGAATATTGATGACATGAAGGTCATCGTATCTGATCAACAGTGTTTACATATCGATTATCGAGCTAAAATCACAGATGTGAATCTATTCAGCAATCTGTTCAGAATGACGTTATCACATTTATTAGCGTCTGAGATTGCAATACCTATCATCGGTGCTGAGATGGGTCGTCAGTTGCGATCCGATAATTACCAGATTTATGAAACATACCTTAACTCAGCAATCGGTAGTAATAATAATGAACGTCACATAGCTGTACCTGAGAGTGAGTTCATCACCACTCAAGGTACAGACAACACTCGATGGGAGCGGTGGCCGAATGGCTGAAACAATACAACGTAGTTTCACAGGCGGTGAGATAACCCCTGAACTCCAGTCAAGAGCTGACATGGTTAAATACATGACAGGTCTGAAGCGTTGTGAGAACTTCATCATTAAACCACAGGGTGGCGCCTTCAGTAGACCCGGTACACGTTTCATCGGTGAAGTTAAAGATTCATCAAGGCGTAGCAGATTAATCCCTTTCCAGTTCAATGAAGAACAGACATACGTTCTGGTCTTCGAACGTCAGTCAATACAGTTTATAAAGAATGGCGCTTACATTTTAGATGGCGGCGGTCCTAATCGTTACGAATTATTCACACCATATCTTTCGACACAGTTGAGTGAGCTGAGTTACACCCAATCAGCTGATGTTATTACCATTGTGCATCCTGATCATGAGCCGCGTAACCTATCAAGATTGGCTGATGATAGTTGGACACTGACAACGATTGACTATGCACCGACAGTCCCATCACCGGTATTAGATGATCAAGCTGCTGTTGGTACAGGGATAACTGCTATCACTAATGCGAACCCCGCTGTACTAACAGTTGGTAGTACCAGTCTGTATACGACCGGTGATAATACGTTCATCGCCGGTGTCGGCGGCATGACAGAGCTGAATGATAATGTTTATACAGTTACGGTTATAGACCCTACGACTATGTCTATTGACGTGGATTCCACTACGTTCGGTACCTATACATCGGGTGGTATTGCTTATGCAGATGGCGGTATTGGTACTGGTGGAGCCGGAGCCGGTGACTATGACAAAGAATACTCATATGTTGTTACAGCCGTTGATGAGAACGGTGTAGAATCGTTGCAATCTAACACAGCGTCAATAACTACAAAGTCATTGAGTCAGACTGCATATGTTCGCTTACGATGGGATGCAGTACCTGAAGCTGACTATTACAGGGTTTATAAAGATACCTCTGCTATTTCAAATGTGTTCGGATGGATCGGGGATGTTGATGGTATACAGTTCCGTGATTACAATGTTGCACCGATTACAAGTGATGCTCCTCCACAGGATCGTGACCCATTTATAACACCTGGAAACCGTCCCAGTACGGTAACGTATTTCCAACAACGTCAGATTTTTGCTAATACGTTTAATGAACCTCAGACCGTGTTCACTACGCAGACCAACAACTTCAGATCATTACGTGTATCGTCACCGACGAAAGCAGATGACGCAATCACGTTCACCGTTGCCAGTCAGTTAGTGAACGAGATTAAACATCTAATCAGCTTAGATTCATTAATATTGCTTACATCCGGTGGGGAATTCAGAACGACAGAAGGTCAGGATCAAGTACTTACACCATCAACAGTCGGTGTGCGTGCTCAGTCGTATAATGGCGCTTCATCAACTAGACCTGTGATCGTCAATGACACAGCTCTGTACGTTCAAGAGAAGGGCAACAAGGTTCGTGATCTGCGATATAGCTTCAATGATGACCGCTTCTCAGGGACCGATCTATCAATCATGGCTCAACATCTTGTAGAAGGTTACACCATTGAAGAGATGAGCTATGCCGATGAACCTTATGGGATAGTATGGCTCACACGCAATGACGGTGTGTTACTGGGTCTAACCTATCAACGTGAGCATCAGGTATGGGCGTGGCATCAGCATAGTACAACAGGTTCATTTGAATCAGTTGTGACAGTCAGTGAAGGTGGTCGTGATGCCACATACGTAACAGTCCTTCGCCCAATAGACGGGCAGTTAGTTCGATATGTTGAACGCATGGAACCAAGGTTTGATGATCAACCTGAAGACGTTTTTTGTGTGGATTCAGGACTATCCTATGACGGTAATCCTGCTAGTACTTTCTCAAATTTAGAACATCTCGAAGGTTCAGAAGTTGCAATCGTAGCGGATGGCGTGGTGATCAAAGGTAAAACCGTATCAGGTGGTCAAGTAACTTTAGACCGTGATTACAGTAAAGTGAGTATAGGTTTAGCGTATACACCGGTCATGGAAACCTTAGACATCGATACCAGTTCAATGGTTGAGACGTTGAAGACACGACGCGTCAGTATAGGGCGTGTCACGTTAGAGACGTTGAATTCACGCGGTGGATGGGTCGGCGGTCGTAATGATGACGGTTCATACCCTGATATGGTTGAGATCAAACCGCGGTACGACAGTGATAATTATAACGCTATGTCGCTGCGATCCATCAAAGCTGAAGTGATTATTAATTCAAACTGGCAACAGACGGGTGGACTTCGCATTGAACAACGTGACCCAATGCCTTTGGCGATTACATCAATCATTCCTGAGTTGGACCTAAGCTAAGTGCTTGAATTTAAACAACCTACTGAAGATATGTTACAGTTCATCGCAGACAATATGCGTGACGCTGATATTGATGAAGTACGTGCTGCAAGCAATAAAGACCCAATCACCGCTGTAACTGAGGGTGTGCGGGTTTCGGACTTCTCATCGGTAGCTGTCATAAATGGTGATATAGTTGCTGTCATGGGTGTTGTTAAGAACAGTACTTTAACTGACAATGGTATCGCGTGGTTACTGGGTACCGTGTTTGTCGATAAACACCGGCGTGAGTTTCTTGAGAATTCGCATAAAGTATTGAATGCCATGTTAGATGTGTGCCCTGAATTGTCTAACCATGTACATGCTAAAAATAAAATAAGTGTTCGTTGGCTGAAATGGTTAGGCTTTAATGTAAAAGAACCTAAACCTTTCGGTGTGAATGGTGAACTATTCCATGAGTTTAAAATAAGGAAAGGTTGTAATGTGTGAACCGACTACCATCGCTATTGCAGCTATCGCCACGTCACAAGTTATGCAAGGGTACGCTGCTAAACAGCAGGGTGAGTTTGAAGATGACGTTTCTCGTTACAATGCGCGTCAGATGGAAAACCAAGCCACTCGTACTCGTAATGTCGGTATAGATGAGGAAATGAAGCACCGTGAGAAGGTAGCTCAGTTAACTTCTACACAGCGTGCTCAGTTAGCCGCATCCGGTGTTGATATCGAGAGTGGTTCAGCACTTGCACTCCAAGAAGATACAGCGACACTCGGTGAAGCAGATGCGTTACGTATTCGTAGTAACTTTGCAGACCGTGCTGCATCACTTGATGATCAAGCTGATATTACACGCGCACAAGGTCGTGCAGCTCAGACAGCAGGTCAGCGTGCATTTGCAGGGTCTCTACTCAGCGCAGGTGGTACGGTGGCTGGTAAGTGGTATACACCGACTAGTTCAGCCACCAGCTCAACAGCATTCACGACCACCACGGGAACACCTGTCGCTACTAACTCTACACTGACCTATACAGGTGGTTAATTATGCCTAAAGTCGTACAGTACACCGGTTCACAGGTATCACGTCAGGTAACACCCGGTGCTCGTGCCGGTAGCGTTGCATCAGGTACTTTCGGCTTAGGTGCTGTCACTGAAGGTGCGCGTGATCTGGCCCTCGGTGTCGCTCAAGCAAAACAACGTGTCAATACAACGGCGGCTGAAGAGGCGGCTGTTAAGTTTGAACGCGATAAAAACGATATGTTCTTCAACCCTGATAGTGGTTACTTCAATACACAGGGTCGCAATGCATATGATACCGCCGGTACGATGCAACAGGAATTGGTCAAACTTCGTGATACATATGGTGACACATTAGAGAGTGAGGAGGCGCGTGCAGCCTATAACCGTGCAACTGATGTTCAACTAATGCGTTCAAATGTTGACATACAACGTCATGCGTCTAAAGGTTTACAGGCTTGGGAAGTTGCAACAATTCAATCTCAAACCGAGAACACCATTGAAAGTGCATCACTATATTACAATCAGCCTGATCGTTTAAAAGTACAACGTCAGTTAGGTCGTCAAAGTGTCATCGACTCTGCTGAACTACGTGGAATCGGTGCTGAAGCAACCAATGAAGAATTGCAAACGTATAACTCATCATTCAGTGCGTCGATAATTAATGCGGCGACACGTAATAGCGCCACTGAAGGTAAAGATGCATTGGATCAGTACGGTGATGTATTGGAACCAGCAGACCTTCAGAAGATTGAAAACAACATAGCAAAGAAAGAAAAGTCTGAAAAAGAAGCAACCGACGCTGCTATGACTATGACCATATCGAATGGACTGGTGGACCGGTTAGATGACCGTGGTCAAATCAATGAAGAGATTAATAAAATTGAAGACCCTCAGTTACGTTCTAAAGTGCGTCGTGAGACGATGTGGCAACTGGATCAGAAGAAGAAGGCGCAGGATGAACGCCGCGGTGCTATCTATGAAGACGTTGAGAATGCATTAATTGACGGTCGTTCTGTTGAATCATGGATTACAAGTAACCCTGAGAGTTGGGAATTACTATCACCGAAACAGAAACGCACAATAATGTCTGGTAAGACTATTATAACCAATCACGCTAAATTGAGTGAACTGTTGTTGAAACCTAAGAATGAATTAGCGAGGGTGGAACCTTCAGATCACTTTACAGAATTAGCTCCAGGTGATCGAATCAAACTCATTAATGCAGTGAAGGCTGCTAATGGTGAACGTGAAGAAGATCCGGTGGGTCGTACACGAGCTGCACAGACCTCAGCCACGATGTCGCAGATGTTCGGTAAACCTTATCGCAACTTATCACGTAGTAAACAGCAGGCTTGGAATACGCTGTACAGTGAGTTAGATAACGAGTTGAAATACCGCGAAGGTCAGAAAGGTGGACTTCTTACGTCACAAGAGTACACAGGCATGCTTAATGACTTCACTCGTAAGGTTGTAGAGGAAGGTGTATTATGGGATTCTGAGATTGATGTGTTAGACGTACCGTCTGAACATGTACCGACGATAAGCAGGTTCTTACGTGACAACGATCTACCTGTTACATCTGATAACATTATAAAAGCATACAGACAAGCGAGTGAATAATGAGTAATGGGACTCTTAACCTAGACAATGTTGACTTAGGTGCATTCGGTCCCACTGACTTAGACCCTACCCCTGATGTAGGACAGGAGACAGAAGAATATTCACTAAGCACCCACGCCACATCCACAATGAGTCAAGCACTTCAAGTTGATGCTGACTCATTCGCTAAAGCACAACAACTGAGTCGCGTATCCGGTGTTCCACGCGGCGCGGTCGAGACAGACCCTAAGTCTGTCGAAAGTAATCTCAAATTGAGTAACATTGACTTTAGTACAATGTCTCAGCGCTCACCGAACACTTCTCAATTCTTAACTGATTTCACCAACGCCACTATCGCTCAAGATGACATCGACGCTATGCAGGTTGCTGAAGACATTTTCAGATCTGTACCTGCGGGTTTAGTACGTGGTATCGGTATGGGTGTCGAGGGTGTCGGTCGTACCATTGAAGCCGGTAGTCGTCTTACGGGCCGAGCATTACTCAATGTACTCCCTGAAGGTGCTGAGAGTTTCATATTCCAAACTGAAGAGACACCTGAACTGCTTTCTGAATTCAATGAACTGGTGAACATAGCTGGCCTGTTTCGCGATCAAGGTGCGTTACTTCAGTCACAAGCTGAAGACATTGCAGATGTACCTGAAGATCGTGTCAACTTAGCCACCGAGATTGCTGAAGGTGTTGGTCAGGTTGGGGGTCAGATAGCCGCCACACTGGTGAATCCATCTCTAGCATTGGGTTTAATGTTCGGACAAGGCGTTCAAGAGCAGGGTGAGCGTCAGGAAGCGTCAGGAACAGAAGGTCAGGATGCTATCGCAGACTTAGCACTGTTAGCCGGTGGCGGCGTGACTGCGGCTACTGAGAAGCTCGGTATCGATGCATTGCTCAACAGAGTACCACCGAAAATTAAAAACGCGGTCGCACGTCAGATTGCTGATATATCTATTGCCGGCGGCGTGGAAGCGGTTCAGGAAACAGTTGAAGGTATTGCTCAAGGTCTACTAGAGCAGGTTACTACGAATCCTGATGCTGAGATATTTGAAGGACTTGACCATGAAGCCATTGTAGCCGGCGGTACGGGTGCCGTGGTACGTGGGTTAATCAATGCACTGACACCGGGTCGTGTTCGATCTGCTGTTGATAATGACGCTCAGAACATCACACAAGGTCAAGTTGAACAAACCACGTTAGACGATCTGAACGCTGCGTTTAGTCAGATGGCAATGCAACAACGTGATCCTGAGACGTTGCGAGAATTCGTTAAGAAAGTCAATGGTGAAGAGAATACTGTATTTGTAGATGCGACTGCTACTGTCGAGTTTATGGCCGATAAGACGCCTGAAGATATTGCATCTGATCCAGCACTGCAACTGCTCGCATCACAGGTTGATGAAGCACGGGTATCCGGTGTTGCTGTCACCATACCTATGACTGAGTTTGCAACGTCATTCGCCGGTACAACCACATATGATCAATTACGTGACCATATGACAATGAACCCTGAATCCGTTCCACCTGTGAACGCTGAACAGGTTCAAGAAGAAACACGTACATATGTTGCTGAGTTGATGGCACAGGCTGAAGAGAACGTCAGTCAATATGTAGAGTCACAAAAGATTTATGAAGATGTGAAAGCACAACTGGTGGACACAGGTCGTGTGACACCGCGTAATGCTGGGATCATGGCTCGTATTGTACCTGCGTGGGCTGTGTCATACGCCAAAGCGAACGGGACCACAGTTGAAGAAGCTTATCAGCGTTCGGGTCTGACCATTGAAGGCCCACAGACCGGTGAACGTGCCCGTCTTGAAGGTGAGCTTGAGCTGTTGGATCAAGACGTAATACAAGAGATCAACACATTCACAACCAATGGTGATGTACAAGAACAGGCTATTCAGAACGTAGCAGATCAGAACGGTGTGAGTGTTGATCAAGTTGACGATACATTCAACGAGCAAGTCAGTGATGCGCGTTGGGAGCTTCAAAAAGAAGCTGATTCAGAATTAGTAAATCTAATTGAAAAAGTAGCCACCGATAACAACGTACCCGCATCACAGGTAGCTGCTGACTTATATGCCACCGGTGAGAACGCACCTGTCACACCGCTTGCAAGACAGGTGATTGACCAATCAGCACCGGTTGAACCTGAGTTAGAACAAAAGAGTGAGTCAGATAAGAACGGTACCCGTGGGTATTATGATCCCGCTAACAGCGTGATCCGTCTCACTGAGTCATCGGACCTGTCAACATTCCTCCATGAGTTCGCACACTTCATGTATGAAATGGAGTTGAATGCAGACGGACCGATTAAAGCTGACATCCATAAATGGTTCAAACGTAATGCCGCCGATGTCGCGCTTGAAGCCGGTGGGTATGAGCCAAATACGACCATCACTCCACGACATGTTACTGAGTTCCTAGATAAAGGGACCACCGGTGATGCTCAACGTGACATGGGTATACGTCGTGCAGTGCATGAACAATTCGCCCGTGGTTTTGAAACCTATCTGATGGAAGGTAAAGCACCGTCTACAGAGTTGCGTAATGCTTTCCAAACATTCGCAAGATGGTTGACTCAGATTTACAAAGTAGTACGTGGCAATCTACGTGTGAATATTGATCCTGAGATACGTCAGGTGTTCGACAGAATGTTAGCAACTGAAGAACAAGTTGAAGCGGCTAACGCTCGTGACAAGCACGCACCGTTGTTTGCAAATTCAGAAGTAGCTGAAAAAGCAGGTATGACTGCTGAAGAGTTCGGTGAATACAATGAGCAAATTGAAAAGACGAAAAACACCGATACTGAAAATCTACGTGAAAAATTGATTAAAGAAATCACCCGTACCACTAAGAAATGGTGGAACGATGAGAAGAGTGATCTGATTGATGAGCAGTTGAAAATACTCAATGAAGAAAAAGTGTATCGTGCTCGTGACGCACTTCGTAATACAGACGTTAAACTTGACCACGCTACTGTTAAGGAATTAGTCGGGTTTCAACGTACTAATAAACTAGGTCGTACTTCCACAGTCATCCCTACTAACCTACGTGGAATGACAGCCAAAGGTCAGAAAGGTATTCACCCTGATGCTGCTGCGGCGATGTTTGATTATTCATCCGGTGCTGAGTTACTTAATGACTTAATGAACACACCGCCTATTGATCAAGTTGCTGACAGCAATGCTCAGACAATCATGCTTGAACGCCATGGTGACATTATGAATGATGGCACCATTGAGAAAGAAGCAGATGAAGCCGTTCATAATGAAGAACGCGGTAAGTTAATCCTTCAAGAGTTGAAGGCGTTACGTAAAGGTACAGGTTCACCGGTACTTGAACGAGCGACGGTGAAACAGATTGCTAAAGAACAGATCAGCCTTCTGACGTATCGTGAGATATTCCCAGCTAAATATCGTAAGGCTGAAGTGACAGCCGCACAGGAAGCTGCTATTGCACTTGCTGAAGGTGATGTTCAAAAGGCCGCTAACGCTAAAGCCCGTCAAGTTCTTAATTACTATCTCGGTATGGAAGCTCAGAACGCACGCAATGAGATTGACAGTATTGTTGACCGTATGGGTCGATTCAATAAGAAGTCAATACGTGAGTCCATTCAAAAGGCTGAAGGTGGTTATTGGGATCAGATTAAGAAGATACTGAACCGTTTCGAGTTCCGTAAAACTGCGACACTGAAGTCAGTCGATGATCAAAACATCCCAGTCGGTGAGTGGGCTAAAGATAAGGTTGAAAACGCAGGTGACGGTCTGATGATCAGCAATGCTGTGTTAGATGAAACTTACCAAACGCATTGGAAGAACGTACCGTATGAAATCCTTCAGGGTATTGATGACACCGTGAAGAACATCGAACATGTTGCTAGGTATTCTAATAAGATTCAAGGAATGCAGGAGAAGGTTGACTTCAAGACCTATGTGAATCGTTGGACGGATCACATGAATGCAGCACAGGATGACCGCTTCATACCTGTTGCTAGTATCGCTGATAAACCGGGTAAAGCAGTTAAGTATGGTCGTTGGGCGATGGCTCAAATGACTAAGATCCCATATATGGCTTCATGGTTAGATGGCGGTGAACGTGCAGGAATGAGTCACGATACGTTAGTACAACCATTCACCGATGCTTATAAGTCTGAAATGGATTTATGGAAAGAAGCCGGTGAACCTGTGATGAAGCTTATCGAAGGTCGTGATAAGAAGACAATGAAGCGTCATAACACTAAGTTCTATATACCTGAGATCAAAGGGTCGGCGTTTCACACTGGTAATATCATGGGTCATGAGATACTTGCGGTTGCATTAAATACAGGTAACGAGCAAAACCTTCGCAAGATGTTACTCGGTGAAGAGTGGGCTGATCCTGAGTTTGAAGAACAAACCGTTAATATGGATAACCCACAGTTACAGGCTGTGCTGAAACACATGACTAAAGAAGACTGGGAGTTGGTTCAGAAGATTTGGGATCAGATGGACACACTATACCCACAACTGGCTGAAGTGCATCGTAAGACTACAGGTCTTGTTCCACCGAAAGTTGAAGCCTCACCAGTGGTTACACCATTCGGTACGTTCAAAGGTGGATACTACCCGCTGAAGTATGATCCTGATCGTTCCAACCGTGCGCAGGAGAATGAAGATAAGCTCAACGCTGAAACTGAATCCATGTTCGCCGGTAGCCTGAGTATACAAGCTGCTGTGAACACCGGTGCCACGAATGAACGTACAGGTTATTACGCTCCGATTCGTCTTAGTTTGGATGTGGTACCTAACCACTTTCAAGAAACTATTCATTACATTACACACCATGACGCAGTGCGTCAGGTTAATAAGTTGATCCGCGATGATAAGGTCACGAGTACAATTAAAGCGAAACTAGGTTCGGAAGAATATGCTCAACTTAAACCTTGGTTAAATGACATTGCTAAAGACGGTCGTGAAGCACCCGTTAAGATATTCTGGGATAAAGTTATACAACGTCTACGTTTCGGTGTGACACTGGGTGCTATGGGCTTCAAAGCGTCTACAGGTATCATTCAGGTCAGTGGTTTATCCAACACCATTGCTGAAGTGGGTATTGGTCCAGTGACACAGGCTGCACGTACTATCTTACGATCCCCGCAGACCATTAAAGATTCATGGAATTTTGCAGTCGATAACTCAAAGGTTATGGAAAACCGTGCTAAGACGATGGACCGTGAAATCAAGAATGCGATGCGTGCTATTGAAGGTAAGCGTGGTCTACTCCCTGCAGCTCAAGAAGCATCTATGAAACACATCGCCTATATTCAAACGTATGTGGTTGATCTACCGTCATGGCACGCGGCGTACATCAAGTCGATGAATGAATACGGTGATGAGGCTCGTGCGTATAAGTACGCTGACTGGGTGGTTGAGAACGTCCAAGGCTCCGGTGTGACTAAAGACATGGCTCGCATCATGCGTGGTCAATCTGAGACAGGACGCATGTTCACCATGTTCATGACCTTCTTCAGTGCGTTATGGAACATGGAACGTGACCTTGTGAAAGGTGCTAAATCAGGTCGTTATTCAGTGACCAATGTGGCAGGTAAGGCTATGTTCTTATTCACCATTCCTGTTCTATTTGAGATGCTATTACGCGGTGAACTTGGTGGCGAAGATGAAGAACCAGAAGAACAGCTTCAAAGTATGCTCGGTAAAGTGGCACTGTATCCTGTTCAATCTGTCCCTTTCATACGTGATATTGCTAACTCAGTGGGTGGTGACTTCGGGTACAATATGTCACCGCTGGCTTCAGTATTGGAGCAGGGTACTCGTTCAATACCTAAACTGGTTGAGAACAGTTTCACTGATGAAGAGATCACAAAAGCTCAAGCGAAAGGTGCTACTAAGTTCATCGGTGCTGCCGTCGGGATACCCGGTGTCAGTCAGGCATGGGCTACAGGTGAACATTTGTATGACGTAATTGAAGAAGGTGAAGACCTCACAATGCGTCAACTATTGTTCGGTCCTACTAAAGACTGATAATATCAACAACAATTAAAGCAGGGTTACAACCATGACCGTTACCAATACAACAATAACAGCAGGGCCGTACCTTGGTAATGGTCTAGCTGACACATTCAGCTATGCGTTCGGTATTCAAGATAAATCTGAAATCCGTGTGTTCGAGACCACCGATTCAGGTGTTGAAACTGAACTCATACTTGACACCGATTACACCGTGAATGGTGTCGGTGATGAAGCAGGCGGTACTGTCACACGTAACGCGGGTGCACTGCCTAGTAATTATCAGTGGTACATGCGTTCAGACTACCCTGAGACTCAGGAAACATCGTTCGAGTCTCAAGGCGCATTCTATCCTGATATTCATGAAAGAGGGTTCGACAAACCTACACGACTCATCCAACAACTTCGTGACCTACTTAACCGTACACTGAAGGTGTCTGATTCATATACCGGTGACTACGACTTAACCATACCGAACCCATCTGAAAAAGATTTACTGCGATTCACTGATGATGGTATCGAAGGTTTAACTATCGGTGAAATCTTGTCTGAATCAGATGCGATCATTTCCGACCTATCTATCCAGAATAATCGTATTATCAATTTAGGTCAGGGTAGTTCACCGAGTGATGCTGCACGTCTATCAGATATTGATAATGTACCTGTCACCACTGGTGAATATCAGACGTTCAATACCATATTCTTAGCTAAAGCTGCTGATTTACCAATCGGAGATGTGATTGACACCATCGGATATACAACAGTCAACGACGGCGCTGGCGGTAAATATCGTGTTGTAAACAGTGTACCTGGTAGGGATGATGGTGGTAGCTATCATGATATGACCAATGGGAATCAGCTTGAGTTGATTGTAGAAAGCAACACTGTTGATATTAAGCAGTTTGGGGCCATAGGGGATGACTCAACTCTAAATAGTGTGTTTATAAATAATGCAATTTCCTTCATCCATTCGATCGGAGGTGGTTGCGTAATTGTACCTGTTGGGACATTCCTATGCGAGAATTCAGGGACTCTAAGTGCAGTGAGATTCTGTATAGAGATGAAAAGCAATGTTTTACTAAAAGGGTTTGGAAACGTATCAATCCTAAAGCAAGCCCCTAATCAAGACTCATCTGTATTAGTAGATGATAATACTGTACAGACTGTAAACATGTCGATAAACGACCTTTTAGTGGATGGTAATGAGAGCAATCAAACAACTGGTGCAAGTGCTCTTTTCAATATTTGGATTAACAACAGTGATCGCTTGTATTTAGATAATGTATTTTCAAAAGACCCCGGCTCTTTTGGTTACAGGCTTCAGCTCTGCTCTAATCTATCTTTTGGTACAATACAGAGTCTACATACAACATCAGAAACAACCGCTGATGGATTTCACCTAATTGACTGCACTGACGTTGTTGGCGATAAAGTCTTGGTAAATACGAATGGTGATGATGGATTTGTAATTGAGGCTAATGATCAGGATGTCCACGATATTTCCATCGGTGAGGTGGTTGTCACTGCCCCAGTAACAAGTACGGCAGCAGGAAAGGGCATATATCTGGTAAATAATGCTGCTAACGGATCAGCGGGTATACAAAGAGAAATTAGGAATATATCAATAGCAAATGCAGTAACACATAATTGCAAAGGTACGGGTTGTATATTAGAGCGTGCCGAGTTTAGAAATATTGAAATAAATCATACGGGATATTCTGACGGCGTTGGAGCTGGCTTCATTATTGGCGATTCAAGCGGAACAGGGGTTACGGGTTTAGTTGAGAGTTGTAGGTTCTCATTCAAAAACTATAATGCACAAACAACAGGACTCCAAACCACAGTGGTTGACGGAACCATTACGGGTAATATTATTGATCTTCAGATATATAACCCTGCGGATGGTCAAGTTGGCGGTGAGATAAAAGGAGATGAATGGATTGGCAACATCCAAGTAAATTACAATCCTAATAACGACAAAGTTACACAGCTACAACCAATCAGAATTACAACAAATGACAGTCAGTTTAATGTTGTAACTAAGGGTGGGAACTCAGGCATTAGATTGAATGGTAGTAACAACACTATAACACCTGTAAGCATTAAGGATTTTACAACTAGAGATATTGAGGTGGTTTCTGGATCGGATAGCAACTCATTCTCGGGTGGGCTCCTTACAACATCAGTATCTGACTCAGGCACAAATACAACATTCTACAATGTTTTTGGTGCAACTAATGAGGGTGTTGTTCAAGACACTACCGAGGCGTCTGGAGGGATTTTAAATATTCCCCACGGGTTAATAAAATCGCCTACTGTATATAACGCTGGAATTGTTGGGGACAATTCCTTTGATGCCCAGATTCAATCTGTTAACTCGACAAATGTAGTGGTAAGAGTGCGAAACACAACCGACAATAGCGATGTAAACAGTACGTCGGTTGTTGTTTATTGGAAGGCATCTATATAGTGAACCTAACACTAACTCGACTAAATAGCGGCATAGACTCAACTATAGGAAGCCTTTGTATTGATCAAGGGTTTTTATCCGGGGTGATTTAATGGAAGCCATTGACATTAATAAAATCCAACTAGAACAAGCTAGTATTGAGCGAAAGTTGGATGAACATATTTTCGAGTCTAAGATGTATCGAGAACAGAACCAGTTAATGTTTGACCGTTTACTAGAAGCACAGAAGACCAACACTGAAGCAATCACTGAGTTGACGAAAGCAACTGCCGGTATTGTTGAAGCCTATCGAGCGGGTCAGGGTGTGATTAAAGTCGGCAGTGCTTTAGGTCGATTTGCTAAATGGTTATCGGGTATTGCTATAATCGGTGTAGCATTTAAGTGGATGTGGTCACACCTCGGTGGACCACCGTTTACTTAGAAGAAGTTCACTTCAAGATCATTCGTTGTAATACCGCTACGGTAACGCTGTAGCGCATTCTTCAATCCTTCCTGATCATCGGTCTTACGCTCTAAAGCATCCACTACGGCTAAATCCACAGTGTCAGCACAGATGATCCTGATGATTGATACAGGACGGTTCTGACCCTGTCGATTAATACGACCGTTCATCTGTTCATAAAGCTCTAACGACCAGTTACACCCGAACCATACTAAAATACAACCCGACTCCTGTAGACCATCTACGCCATGTCCCATTGACGCAGGATGACCGATCATAAGTTTGATACCACCATTGTTCCACTTGTTGATGATCTTCTCTGTGTCGGCTGATTTAGCGGCTGTCATGTTAACAGGGTTGTACTTTTTAAAACGCTTCATAATACGTTCAGCGTCAGACTTGAATGAATAGCTACATAGCACCGGTGATCCACCGGCTTCTTCTAACACTTCCTCAAGTGCATCCAGCTTAGCGTCATGCAGTACTTCGAACTCAGGTGACTCACTGCTGAGATAAGGACTTCCGTTACAGTTATGAGCGATGAATATTTCACCATTTACACCACGTACTGTGAATCTATTACGCTTACCTGCATTAATCAGGTCGTAGGTTTTCTCGATCCGACTGGTAACAACAAGTCTTCTTCTCGCCATCCGTTCCTTATACGAGCGAATAACGTCACATCCTTGAACCCATAGCGACGTGCAGCCTGTGTCACTGTCATTCGACCCAACGGTGTCGTGATGAATGTGCTGTTCCGTTTGTTGTTTGACTGTCTGTTCTGAGTTGCCCATCTGCAATTGACCACATGATAATCCCCATCGTTGTCCAATCGTTCGATCATTAAATGACTCTGATAACCATCCTGCATGTCTTCCCAGAAACGACTGAATGAATCGTACCATTCGTCGCACACCTGTATCCCGCGACCACCGTAGTTCGGGTAATCCTTGTCCTTCGGGTTGCGACATCGAGAACGCATGTTTATCCAGATGGTGTATTCCCTCGTAGGACTGCCATCCTTCTTTCGTGACATTCCGTGCGAACCCGTCACACTGATTATTGTCTCCCCGTGTCGGCAACCACAGCTTTTGACACCAGGTCTTCGGGGATTGCGTAAGTTCTGACCAATTGCTTTGTACTCTTTTCCACAAACGCAGCGTACAAGCCACATTGCTCTCTTTCGCTTTCCTGTTGTGGAACCCGCTCTCTCCAAAACCGTCAGGTAGCCGAACACTTGTCCTGTTAAATCCTTCGCTGGCATCGCCATTTAAAACCTCACAAGCTTCTTTCCAACCTGAATCAGTCAACACCTTATGATCCGGTGTCATCCATACGCCGTCTAATTCTACTACGGTCTTACGGCCTTGGAAAGCTAAACTGTAGACGTTTACCCACTCGATACCGTCCCAGACCTTATCGCCTTTTTGAAACTGCTCTATAGGTTTCCACCCTGAGTCAGTTAGAACTTCAGTACCTTCTGCTAAACAGAATTGGAGGCATTTATTAGATACCGCTGATCGACTGAATACTTCAATCTCAGCGCCGCTATCTAACTCAGCGAACATATCCTTCTCAACTTCGTCATACGCTTTACGTGCTTTGATCGGTAAATCTACCAGTAGGTTTGTCACTTTACAGTCGGGTAGATCGAGGTAATCATTAGCGTCCATCTTCTTAGTGATGTCGCTGATCTTTTCTTCAATAAATTGCTTACCCAGTTCAGTCGGTGTGTACTTCCACCCTGAATAATCTGACATGAAGTAACTGTCTTTAAAGTGTGTGATGAATTCACCGAGGCGTTCACCGCCATCTACTGCGAGGTATTGACCATGTAGATCAAGATAACCGTTGCTGGCGGGTGTACCTGTCAGGCCAGTGCGGTACTTGAAATGTGGAATGATCTTACGCCAACCGGTGATCTTGATTTTATGTTCAGTACCCCATTTGTCTTTACGGTCACGGGTACCACCTTTCATGCGTTTGGTGGTACTGTTCTTCAACTTCGACACTTCATCATATACAACCATGTCGAACGGGAACGGTTTACCTTGACTGATGTAGTAATGATCCAGTTGCTCTGCAAGCCAATTTAAACCTTCATAATTGACCAGGAAGATGTCAGCATCTGCGAACAAAGCACGAGTGCGTTTATCTTTATTCCCGTGAAGGATACTAAAGCGTAGATGCTTCGAGTGCTCCCATTTCTTAGCTTCACGCGCCCACACCGCTTGAATAACTCGTAGTGGACCACATATCAATGTCTTCTTTACAGTACCTGATCTCATTCGATCTACAATTGAAGTGAGCGTTATCGCTGTTTTTCCAAGCCCCATACCAAGCCACAACATTGAATCATCGTATTGCAGTTGATGCATGACGCATTCTTTTTGGTATTCATGAAGCTGCCCCGGTGTTAATAATTGCTTTGTCATAATGGTCTAACGCTTCCGTGATTTTTATGGAAATTGTAATAATTTTCAGCAGACTTTCTTACACAGACTGCTTCAAAGAAATCACTAAACTTACCTAGATATATTTGCTTCTGTTTTACTTTAATGTAGCTTTGCCATTTACAAGATGAAGTGTTCCATCCTACCCCGGTGACACCTGATGTATTATTAGATGCAATCCGTTTATTCACACCATTCTCAATTCGATCCGCTTCACGAAGATTACACCATCTGTTGTCAGTACCATCACCGTTAATGTGATCAACCTCAACAGGTGTTGAACCCTCCATGTGTAAAAAAACCAACCGGTGAGCTTTACATGTGGAACCTTGTATCTTAATACAGACATATGATTTACCGCGTGAACCTTTGTGAACGATACCGACGACATTCCCTGAGTGTTTAGCATTCCAACTACAATAACTTCTGTAACTCTTAAACCACTTTAGGTCACGCTTTTTCCATGTAAGAACACCGGTGTCAGGGTTGTAGTCTAATAATTCACGAACTATGTCTTGAGTCAGTTCAACCTTCACACCTCAGTCCTCTTCAACTTCTCATCGAGGTTATCAAGGTGATCATATGTCAGTGCATTAGATGCTTGTAGTGCAGGCTTCACCACACCTTCAATGAATATGTGCACATCGACTGCACCATATACGGTGTGCACATTAGCACCGACATCTGTCAACCTTTCGATCTCACGTTCTTGCACTTTAGATAACTTACCGTCAATGGTCTTCACCTCAACGAACCACACGTTACCATCTACAATACAGATGCGATCAGGAACACCGTCGCGACCCGGTGACACCCACTTGCGAGTGATACCACCAATCTTCTTAAACTCTGAATCAAGTAGCTTTTCTACTTTGTTTTCGCGGACGCCCATCTACTTTCACACCATTCGTTTATTTTTATTTTAATATTTTTAACATCACAAAAACTCACAAATCGTTTCCGAGTTTTGAAGTGTACATAACCATTCTTACAACGATTAATGTCGATAAGATCTAATTTCATTAGTCGTGACAAGATGCCACCGACATCCCTACGGTGAATACGACACAACATGTAAACGTCTATCCCCCGATGAAAACGATTAATCAACCTACGTTCTTCTTCTATTGTCCAACCCATTCCTATATTGAACAATGTGTTCTTTTTACATGTAGTTATATTATTAAACTGTATTTTACGTTTCATTATCGTAACCTCTTACTTGAAATTACTAACGGTCTGACGAATATATCAATACCTATTAATCGACTACCATTTAAGAAATCAATTATAGCTTTTTCATTGCGAGTGATTAGTATCATTTGAGCTTCTTCTCTTTTACGATCAGGGTAAATACCGTGCTGAAGTTCTTCGAGTAAATCGAAACCTTGATCGACGGTTAAATTGATTGAAGTAGGTTTCATACGCAACTTCAAAAGTCTCAAGCGTTCTTGTTTAATCTGTTTAAGGATACCCATAACTCAATGCTTCTCTATTAATGTGAATGAGCGGAACCAGTCTTCAATAGGGCGTGACCAGATGTGACCGTTGCTTGAACCCTGATATACAACTACCGGTGTATAGTTCGGGTTCTGAGAATGTAGATTGGTCACAACTAATATTGAATAAAGATTTCCATTACTGTGTTGCCAAACTGTATTAGGTTGAATCTGTTCGAGGTCATCCATTATGATTGCTCTTGTTATTCAATGTATAACAAATGTATAACATCTAATGAGTACCGTCAACAAGAGGTTTAACTAATTTCTCAGCTTCACGTACATACCATTCGATGTTAATGTCACGCTTCATCTCAGCAACGATGTCTTGATAATCCGTGATGTCACCGTCGTCGCCGTCAAAGTCTTCATTCATCACGCGACCTATTAGACTTGGTAATTTGTTACACACTTCCACCGTGTAACCTGTATTGATCTCACTGATGCGGTCTTCGTATATTGATTTATTCTTGGTGTGGATGCGCTCATCCCACACACCTTCACCAATCTCAGCCATCACCTGATTGTAGTAATCATCAGGTATACGTGTCGCACGTTTGTACTGACCGATTGGACCAGTAGCAGGCATGACCTTACGTAAGATGTCACCGTCGTTGCTGATGTAGTAGCGAGTGATGTTCTGAATCTGTTCATCACCCCAGTACAACTTAGATGAGCGTGGAACCTTGGTACGCAGCATGAAGTCCATGATGTCGTCATGATTCATAATGAACTCACGAATGTCTTTACCATGGACCAGTGCAGCTTCAGCCGCCTTGGGTACGACCAGTGCTGAGTGATTCTGGTGCCAACCTAAGTCATACTCATATGCACCTTTACGCTTGACCTTACCGTCTGTGTACTCACCGGTGTAATTATTCACATCACGAATGAACATGCGACTGTATTCAACATCTTCAAGTTCAAGCTTGGTCAACTGCTCCCACCATTTACAAACACTATGAACCCATTCCTTCAATCGACGTGGGTAACGGATCGTCAAACCATCAGTGTTGATTTGGATCATCTGAAGTTCAGAACACTTCATAAGGTTCTCAGCCAACATGCACAACGAAAGCTGACCATTGATTGTAATTGCCATTGTGAACTGAGGGTCATAGAACGGTGAATACTTACTGTTGCTATCACCATACACACCGTTCAATGCCAGCTTCAGCATGGCGTTCTCAGCCGTACCTTTAGCATGACCCTTACGCTGGTTATACACATCTTCATAAATCGTGCAGAAGGTTTCACCGAGGTGAGCCGGTGCTAGTTTATTCTTGATTGCGAGGTTCGGGTAATAAGACGCAACATCCCAGTCTTCGATAATCCAGTCTTCATCTGAGTACACAACCTGTGATTCAACTGACCCATGTATACCACCTGTACCGAAGTCGAATTGGAACCCGTCGATAGAACAGTTCACATCTTTAATGGAACCTTTAGTCTCAGTGATAACCTGCGCATTGAACCAGTTATGAATGCGCTGGAACTCAGGGTGTTCAAACTGTATGTAAGGTAGGATCACGTCACCGAGTGCAATGGAGTCACGCGGTGTTTGCTGAATGTGTTTCTTACCATCGACGTAAGAGTAACAGCAGCCAGGTGAATGCTTCTCCAACTCCATGATGAAGTAGTCTTTACCAATCTTGGTATCATTGTGGTTCATGAAGTTACGATCATACTTCTTAGTCAGTTCTTCGCGGAATCTGATTTGATCATGTGATTCATTGTAGAAGTCACACGTTGCTTTGATGTCGTGCCACATGTAATCAACAAGCACATCGGCCTGCTCATTGTTTAACTCTAAACCCACATCGAATGGTAGGTCTTGAATAGAGTCCATGCGCATATTGAACTCAAGCATTTTCAAACTGGTTGATCGAGCTTGGTTATCGAAGTGGTGTATCTTAAATAAGTCTACCTGCTCAACAACCCAGTCAGATTCCCACACCATGTGAGCGAATCGTGCATTATGCGGTGCGTTGATGATCGACATGGCTTTGTTATAAATATCACCTGCTGTCAGTATTATATTACGTGACTGATATATGGTGTGCATGACAGGGTAGTCGAAGCCGAGGTTGTTATAACCTACCCAACGACAACCCTGCTGGTTGCAGATTTCCATGAACTGAACTAACGACTGATGATCGTTGCGATGGAAGCTGATTTCGAAATACCATCGCTGACCTGTAACTGTGTGTTCAAGACCAATGGTGAAGATGTTGGGGTATGTCTCAATGTCATAAACGATGTCACCTGTTGTCACACCGTAGAGGAAGTCTGGGAGGTTCATTGACACTTACTCCCAATCTTACTGTGAATAAGTACCTCACACATATCACGCAACGGGTTTGTATTATTCAGTTTCGAGAAGTCAACATACATTCCTATTTCAATTACTAAAGGTATTGTAAGATTATAATCTTCCAAGAAATCAAAATGCAGATCAGCGACTTCGTAAACCTTACTCTCGTGATAATATTCAGCGTTGTGTTGTTTAATGTTCTTGTAATAATCATAATCAACTTCTTCCCTATAATCTGACGCTCGTTCTGGATATAACCATAACATTAATCTATTAATTTCATCTTCAGTTAATTCTTTGATATTCATTCTATACCATCCAATGCCGCTTCTAATGTTGAGGTTGTTGATACACAAAAACCCACCGGAGTGTTTGGATACCACTGCACTGACCAAATCTCACCAGTCTTTAATGCTTTCTGTTTTTCTTCTTCCGATACCCAATCATTGAAAACATCTTCGACAGCTTGTTCTATCGGTTCGTAGTTATTTTTATAATCATTATGGTAAATTAACATACCAGCTTTATGTTCGGGGAACTTCATATCATCACTCTCTTAGGAAATCTATCAAAGCCGTATCGCTTGGCCCTACTCATTGTTGATGTAATTATTCGCGCTTCAGACTGGAAGCATTTAGCTATATCAGCGGGGCCGAATCCCATGTTACGAAGCTCGAACATGTTAGCTACATCTTCAGCGTAGAATTGTCTGGCTTTACCACGCCCCATCGGATTGAACGGTGAAACCAATTTCAATTCAATCGCTTTCAACCGCACACTGTCATAAGTACGGTCAAGGATGAATGCGCAACTGGTGATGTCGAATTTCTGATAAAGACGCTTCAGTTCATTAATCTCAACACCAGTCCAGTCGCGCATCGTCTTACTCCACCAGTCCGATTACATACCAGTCTTCAGATAGCATGTCGGTTTGAGAAGCCAGCCAACCGACCACCATGGAACCGTCAGCGGCTTTCATGTCGATATGATCACCGATAGTAACAGGTGCCTCAAAACCACAGCGATCATAGAAGCTGTTAGGTTCAAGATTCTCAACCACGCGACCAGGGTTCAACATGATCCACATATCAGCACCATTCCAACCTGCACGAGCAACCTTGAAGCCCTGCTTCATTGCGTCAATGGCATGTCCGAAACCAACACCTTGTTTGATGTTACGGTACGCATTGTCGAACTGAGCTTTAGGGGACCATGAGATATAACCCTCGTGATCTGGGTGATTGGGTTTACCACCATCGGTGTACTCAACCAAGTAACCTTCATCCAGTGGATTTTCATTCGCAGGTAATTCCCAACCACGATACTCATTGTAGTCAGCACGGTTCATCGGATAGGCACGAACCACTTTCGTACCGATGAATGTGTTTTCAATTGGTTCTAACATTAGTCGCCACCTTTATCTTCTTCTTGTAATTCGATTTTAATTTGACCCGACTCTTTATCAGCACGGGCTTGCGCGTCAGCGTTACTGTAACGACCGTCAGGATAACGCGTCATCAGTTTATCAGCGTTCATCGCCAACACTTCTTCACGGTTAATATTTAACGCTGCACGAATGGCTTCAAGTGCGAACTCAATGTCACCGAGTTCTTCAAGCACGTTCATGTAGTCAAGGTCTTTACCGTAAATGGTGTGACGTTTGATTGCGTCCACCAGTTCACCTGATTCACCTGCTAACAACATGACCATATGGTTCATATGAGCTTTGAACGGTGTAGTTTCTTCAATGATCTCTTCACCGGGTTTGATCAGTGCGTTAACCATTTCAGAATAATTCTCTTCTAATGTTTTATCAGTCATGAATTAAATACCTTTTGAATTTATCTGTGACTTTATACACGCAGCAATTGCGTGCGGTTGTTCTTAACTTACTTGTGCGACCGTCGAGTGCAACACCATTAACGGTCTCCATTCTCATACGTTCAAGATAACCAGCGGATCTGAGATTTCCAATATGGTAGGTCACATCTTTAACATCCCAGTTCAGAGCTTCAGCAATCTCAATAGTAGATGCTTCAATCTTACTGTGTATGAACAACAGAACGTATGTACCTAGCGGTGCGCGCCTCCAACCATTTCGAATCAACGCTAGTAGGTCATCCATTATGACACCTTTAACATTCCACGTTCGATCTGACGCTTGCGACGAATGGTTTCATTCGACCCTCGGTGTGGTTTGTACTTACTATTACAATGTCGATAGTCACGAGCGCGACCTTGACGTTGAATCCCCTTACCACCCATCAAAGCCATCACTAAAGATGTACGCAGTGTTGTTGCTAACTTACCAATCATTTTATTATTCTCAAGTTGTGACCGGCTTAATGCCGGTCGTGTGATAGGTGTTACGCGAATGATGGACGTACTGCTAAACCTTGTTCGATCAACATTTCGTCAGTCCAACCTGGTGTCGCCATATACTGTTCATACGTTACACCGTTTGCAGCAGCCGTCATTACCAATGCAGCAGGAGCAGGAGCAGGAGCAGGAGCAGGAGCAGGAGCAGGAGCAGGAGCAGGAGCAGGAGCAGGAGTAGGAGC